TAACGTTATCGGTTATGAGCGTGATTCAGCATGGCACAGACGAAGCGGCGTGGCTTTAGGAAAAAACTGTAATGTTATTTTGGCGTTATACCGTGAAGCGTATTTAGTTACGCAGAGGAATTAATTATTTTCAGGTTCAATACCGTGTACCCGGGGCGTGCATATCCATATTACGGATGGCTTTTGGCCATGAGTAAAGTTAATTAACTCACTGAGCTTCGCAAAATATATTTTGACTCTCGCCGCTTGTTGGGGAGAGTTCGCAGAACAGTTTCACGCTGTCGCTCCTGGAATAGCCTGAAAAAGGCCCGCCAAAGCGTTGGGATGTGTAAATATCGCGTTTTTGTCCCTGAGGGTCGATTGTTGTCAGTGTCCAGCTACTCAGGCGATCTTGCGGTCCGACGGGTATAAAAACATGCCAGTCACCCTGCGGTACGAAAGAAAAATACCCGTTATTATCCGTTTGTGTCGTGGCAATGTGTTGGTCGAATTCCACTAACGAAACGGTTACCCGGGGCAGCGGTTTTCCTGCGTTATTCAATGTGCCCTCAATACGAGGGGAGGGATAATCATGGTAAACGCAGCCGCTGAGCAAAAACGTGAGAGCCACGATAGCCAGGCTTGCGATGCGGTTTGAGGACGCTGTCATGGGTGCGAATCCTTTTGCGTTCAGGTGTTTTTCGGTGGCGTGAATGCAGTATACGCGGGTGGCGTAATTTCGGAACTGTAGATTCTGTTAAGGATATTGATTTACTGAGTATTTCCAGACTTATGCCTGGATAAATTGAGCGTGTGAATAGACACTGGCACCTCCAGGAGAATGTAGCTTTACGAGCTACATAATAAGAGGTCTTGTCGTTGCCTTTACAATGTTAACGTACTGACGTTGCGCTTTGCAGAAAGTCGCATCAACGAACTTTCTCTGGCGCGGGAGTGGCTGAAATCATTATGTATTTTTAGGCAAGCCTCTCGTTTTACACCTTGGGGTCTGAACCAAAAGGAAGCCTTAAGCGCGGGGAGTCGACGTTGTTCACTGTCGAGAGAAAATTACCAATGAATCTGAAATTGATACTAGCTACTGTAACGGATAATACCTCAAAACTTCCCGTCGAATACTCGTTACCCAAACGGACGATTTCTTTAACGCCATCCTTAACATCGATAAGAGCAATTGTCAGTGACTCCTCGAAAATAATGTCATCCGTTAAAAAAAGATATAGCGATGATCATTAACCTGAACAGCTGCTTCCAGTATTTGCCCTGGTACAATAATGTCTGTGCTATTGCCATTGATCACTACGTTAGACTACGCCTGGGATAAACCTGTCGCTTCCTGACCCTTTACCAGAGATATTAAATTAACCTGCTGCATAATCAATTCCACACACTCCCCATCTCCCATACTGCAAGAGCACCGCTGACAAAACCACCAATAAGTACACAAACAGATGCATCTGGCCCACACATCAATCCCACCATTGCGCCGCCTGCGGCGTTTATCGCTATTTTCCGCCCCGATTCTGAGACCTTATTCTCAGCGGTATAAATTTCGTAAACAGAAATTGCAATCGAGGGCACGACGAGCCCTTTTCCTAAACGCGAAAGCTGCATCAATTTCTCTGGATTAAGCTGGTTGCCCTCGGACAACGACAGACACAAAAAAAGCCCGCAGGGCTTGCGCCGTGCGGGCTCTTAGGACTTCATCGGATGACTCTGGTAATCACCGATGGAGAATTTTGGTGCTGGCGGGAGTTGAACCCGCGTCCGAAATTTCTACATAGCATATATATTATAATAAAAACAGTTAATTACGTTTTAAAACAATGTGTTGGTCTTTTTTTGTGTTTGTTTGTTTTATGCATTTTTAACCCTCTGCCGCCAAAATGCCGCCATTACCCGAGGTTTCCTATCCTTATCTTGTTTAGCTTTTTGCTGAACTCAATGTTTCCACTTGTACTGAGCTTCTTTCATTTGAGTTGCTAGCCTTAACGTTACTTAAGTGATCATCATTAAGATTAATATCTGTCAATACACCTCTAATAGTAGGAGTAATTATAGATGATTTTGCTTCGGATAAAGTTTTCCTGCTTTCTCGAGCACAAATACGTAATCTTTTTACTTTATCTATCAGTTCAGGATGGCTTTTTTTTGTAACTCCATAAATATCAAGGAGTTCAATTAAAAATTCGCTGAGTTTAATACAAGCAAGTCTGAACCTCTGAAGGGTTGTTGTTAGGCATAGCGTAGTAGTTCTACTCTTAACATCTACAAATTCAATATCTTTGATATTTTCATTAACGCAAAGATAGGAAGTTAAAGCGCGAATTCGTAATCTTATCCTCCTAAACATTTCATCATCTAAACTAAAATTGCTGTTAAGTTTGTCAACAAAAAAATCGTGATCTAATTTTTCAAAGTTTAATAAAATATTGTTCGTTAAGAAACTTATCTTTCTAATTTGTGAGTTTGATGGCGAATATTGTGGCCCTGAAATTGGAGATGATTCAGGGAAAAGCTTTTTATACAGAGTATGAGGTTGAGAAACAGAAAGAGTAAGAGTGTTGACATCTTCGAGCTTTTCAATTTTTGATTTCATTATCCTTCTGTTAATATTTATTTTGCCAAAGCATTCTATATAATATTTGTTATGAGCATAATAGCCATCCAATAAATTTTTAGCTTCGGCAGTTTTTATTTGCGTTTCAACTTGATATGTTCTGTGTAAATTCGTAACTATAGCGCCAAGCGGAACCGCAGAAGCAAGTAAAATCAATGGTAGTTTAGAAATCTCTAAAAAATTACCCATTCCTGTACTATCAACTTGTGGTGCGTGACCTAACCAAGAAAAAATACCGAAATAAATGAAGCTAAACACTGGTGTTAGTATCGCAATCCAGAATAACTCTTGGCTAAATAAATTTTTATGATCAAGTTTATACCACTTTTTAATTATTGTTACAAAAATGATGGTTGCTAATACTATGGCATATATTGTAATTAGGATTATTGAATCTCTAACATTCATATCAAATTCCATCTAAGTTATATAAAGGATTTTTGGTCACAGCATCTTCAAGGTGTTCTGGAGCGAAATGCGCGTAAATCATTGTCATTTTTATATCGGCATGCCCCAAAATTTCTTTAAGGATGAGTATATTTCCGCCATTCATCATAAAATAGCTGGCGAATGTGTGACGCAGAACATGGGTACATTGGCCTTCCGGTAAGTCGATACCGGCTCGCTTCACTGCACGCTCAAAGGCTTTTCTACATGGGGTGAATAGCTTCCCCCTGTTTTTGGGAAGTTCATCGTACAGTTCCTGAGAGATCGGAACTGTTCGGTTTTTTTTGCCTTTGGTCTTTGTATAGGTGATGCGGTACTTCGATAACTGATGGCCCTGCAGATTTTCTGCCTCACTCCATCGCGCGCCAGTTGCCAGGCAGATTTTTGCAATCGTCAGGAGGCTGGGGCTTTGAGAATCTGCGCAGGCATCCAGCAGGCGCTTAATTTCATCCGGAGCCAGAAACGCCAGTTCGCCCTCTGCGATTTTGAATGTTGGTAGCCCGGCGAGTGGGTTAGGGGCTGACCAATGGCCTAGCTTTTTCAGAGTGCCGAAAGCTGACGACAGGTTGCGTTGCTCAAGGTTTACCGTTCGGGGCTTAACTGGCGACATAAGCGCGCCATCTTCATTCCGTACTTCGCCCTTTAACCGTGCTTCACGGTATTTCGTAAAATCACCGGCTGTTAGTTCTGATGCCACGGGATCGCCAAGGCCATTACAGATGATGCTGAGCTTCGCCATCAGACGTTTGGGGTCTGCGAGAGTTTGCCCGTAGAGAGAATGCCACTGCTCAATCAATTCTGACAGTTTCCGTCGATCTTCCTTCTCCCCCAGCCACGGCTTTTTGTTCACTTCATCCATGGTGAAGTTTTCGAATGCTACGGCCTCACCTTTCGTCGCAAATTGCTTGCGCACGCGCTTACCTTCCCGCCCGTTCGGGTAACATTCACAAAGCCATTTTCCGTTTGGCTGCTTCCTTATCGTCATATCAAAGGCTCTTAATGATTTTCAAGGCTTTGCCTAACACCTCAAGGTCGTCCAGGCTGCATTCAAATGAGGAATCATCTTGATGAACAACTAACCGATTGCCTGGAAGACGAGTGAGCTTAACGATGCTTTTTATCCCGTCGATATCAACTAGCCACATACCGTTAACTGGTGGTGTTTGATTGCGATCCACCAGGTAAGAGTCCCCAGCAGTATTTACCAAAAGTAGGTTGCTTGAATCTGAGGGGAGCAGGCTGCTGTCAATGATTGCTTTTCCTGCTTCAACTAACGAACCGCCAGTTAAAGTGACTTTGTCAATTTCGGGAGAGATGAGGTCAGAAAGATGCTTTACCTTGCCTGAGTTCACGAAATTGATGTTTTTTTCTGTGTCAATATTTGAACCTGGCTCACCCTGCCCAGTGGTTAACCACAGTAAAGAAACCCCCGTTTCAAGAGCACACTGAATTACCCATTCAGCCGGGAAGCTATCTCTTAAGTATCTGTTTGCCATCGTGCTTTTTGATGCACCCAGATGATCGCAAAGCTGTTGCCTGGACTTGAAATCGTAGGCAGCCATTAACCTATGGATCGCCTCTTTACCTCCGGTATTTTCGCCAACTTTCACCTGTATCATTTTTCAATCCTACTGAAGTATCAAATATTGGGTCGTAGTATCTCGATGCATTAATTATTGAATCAAATAAAACAAGATAGAACGACGTAAACCAAACCTTAACCGAGAGATACTGCACTATGAGCACAGATATTTCAATTCGTGTACCAAAAGAGATGGCGACACCTGCAGAGTTCGCGGAATGGGAAGGTATCTCCCGCGGCTCTGTTTACCAGAAAATCCATCATGGACAGCTCGCTAAATACATGGTGAAGAAGGATAAAAACAAGGGGCGCGTCAGCCTCCGCTATCTGATGTACAAAGCTGATCAGGTCCGCGAGTCCCTTGGTCATTCCAACTTCCGCATCATCGTGGGCCAGTAAGTTCAATTATGAGAACTTTTGAAGGGGCTAACATGTTTGATTATAAGATTTCCAAACATCCGCACTTAGATGAAGCCTGCCGGGCCTTCGCCTTACGCCATAACATGGCAAAGTTGGCAGAGCGTGCAGAAATAAACGTTCAGACACTGCGCAACAAGCTGAACCCGGAACAGCCGCACCAGCTTACCGCGCCGGAAATCTGGCTGCTTACTGATCTCACTGAGGACTCAACTCTGGTTGATGGCTTTCTGGCACAGATTCATTGCCTGCCGTGTGTCCCATTGAACGAAGTGGCAAGCGAGAAGATGCCGCATTACGTGCTGAATGCCACAGCAGAGATCGGGCGTGTTGCTGCCAGTGCAGTTTCTGGTGAGCCGCAGACCACCGCCAGCCGTCGGCAGGTTATCGACAGCATCAACTCTGTTACTCGCTTGATGGCGCTGACGGCTGTTTCTATGCACGCCAGGCTGCAGACAAGCCCGGCAATGGCAAGTGCGGTTGATACCGTGACGGGCCTGGGTGCTTCATTCGGTCTGATCTGAGGTGCTTATGCTGAATAACGAACCGTCATTTGCATCACTGCTTGTTAAGAAAAGCCCAGGAATGCACTTCGGTCATGGCTGGATTGCAGGCAAAGATGGCAAGCGCTGGCATCCGTGCCACTCGCAGGCTGAATTGCTGGCTGACCTGTCAACCATAAAGCAGGGGAAACCATGGCTATTGAAGGTGCTGCAACAACTCGCACGATAAGCCCAGGTGAACGCTATGAAGGGCTGAACCACATAGCGGAATTAAGGGCAAAAGTATTTGGAATTAACATTGAGTCAGAGCTTGAGCGGTTTATTAACGAAATGAGCGACCCACGGGACGCAAATAATAAACAGAACAAGCGAGCATTAGCCGCCATATTTTTTATGGCTAACATTCCGGCAGAGCGTCACAGCGTCAAAATTAGTGAGCTGACGACTGACGAAAAGCGGGAGCTGATAAAGGCAATGAACCATTTTCGTGCAGTGGTGAGCTTATTTCCAAAACGGCTAACTATGCCGATTTAAACCAAACCAGAAATTAAAGGCGTAAACCCGCCGGGCTTCTTTTTGCCCAAATTCAGGAGAAACACAATGCGAAATATTGAAACCAGAACCACCAAAACCGGACCAGATGATGCCGGGCTTAACCTGATGTTGACCGAGGCGCGCATGGAAGAGCGTCGGGGCCGCGCTGATGTATTTGCCGCTCATCTGGAAAAGCTGGCGGTGCATATCACTCGCGGCAAACTCAACGGCATCGAAGCTGCAGAGCTGCTGCGAAACGCCGCTGAAACCATCCAGAACGAAGCGCAGGAGATCCACTGATGGCTGATTCAATGGACCTCGTGCAGCAGCGCGTGGAAGAAGACCTCCAGCGCCACATCCACAATGCCCGCGCCAAAGTGCCGGGCGTTTCCCGTGTTCTCTGCATTGATTGTGATGCACCGATCCCGCCAGCTCGCCGCCGCGCAATTCCCGGCGTGCAGTGCTGTGTCAGCTGTCAGGAAATCGCTGAGCTGAAAGGTAAGCACTACAACGGAGGTGCTGTATGAGCACCATCCTGAAATGGGCGGGCAATAAAACTGACGTCATGCCAGAGTTGCAAAAGCACCTGTCTGCCGGTTCTCGCCTGGTTGAGCCGTTTGCAGGTTCATGTGCCGTGATGATGGCGACAGACTATCCTCATTATCTTGTCGCGGATATTAACGCCGACTTAATCAACCTTTACCAGAAAGCTGCGCAGCATACTGAGGAGTTAATTGCTTGCGCGCTGGTCTTTTTCAGCGAGGATAATAATGCTGAAAGCTATTATCAAAACCGCCTGCGATTTAATACCGATACGACGCTGACCGCGCTGGAGCGTGCTGCGCTGTTTTTATATTTGAATCGTCATTGTTACCGCGGGCTGTGCCGTTACAACCTGAGCGGGCAATTTAATGTTCCGTTTGGCAACTATAAAAAGCCCTATTTCCCTCACGCCGAAATTCTCACCTTTGCGGAAAAGGCCCGCCGGGCCACGTTCATCTGCGCAAGCTATGACGAAACACTGGCAATGTTGCAGCCGGGGGATGTGGTCTATTGCGATCCACCATATGACGGCACTTTCACCGCATACCATACCGCTGGCTTTAACGAGGATGACCAGTATCGCCTGGCCTCAATTCCTGAGCACCGCTCATCAGAAGGACACCCGGTTGTTGTTTCGAACAGTGATACCTCGCTGACGCGCTCGCTTTACCGAAACTTCATCATGCACGGCATCACCACCAAGCGGAGTATGGGAGTAGACGCGGGTGAAGGTAAGTCCGCCGTAGAGATCATTGCTGTGTCCAGAGTGCTGCGCTCTCGCCGCACTCATTCCAGCCTTGTGCGGGTTTGCCATGGAATTGATGAGGCCAGGGCGTGACGGCAAGCAAATCTGTATCCCTGGCTCAACAAACAGCTAGCGGCTCAAAAGAGGCCGCCGGGGTTTTCTCCTGGAGCTCCCCGAAAAAAGCAGTTAATCCATACCTTGACCCGGCAGACGTTGCGCCGGGTTCAGCACTTTCAAACCTGATTACTCTGTACGCTGCCGACAACGAGCAGGAGCAGCTGCGCCGTGAGGAGCTGAGTGATGAGGTCTGGGAGCGTTACTTCTTCAATGAATCCCGCGATCCTGTCCAGCGAGAGATGGAGCAGGATAACCTCATCAGCCGCGCAAAAATGGCCCGTGAGCAGCAGCGCGTTAATCCCGACCTGGTGATTATCGCTGACGTAAGCGCTGAGCCGTCCCGCATCAGCAAGCCATTGCTGGAACGCATTAAATACTTTCATGGCCTGGGGCGGGCAAAGGCTTACTCCAGTTATTTACGCGAAACTATCAGGCCATGCCTTGAGCGCCTGACGCGAGTGCGTGACAGCCAGGTGTCTGCTTCACTCCGGTTCATGGCAAGCCATGATGGTCTGGAGGGGCTGCTGGTCCTGCCTGAAATGAGTCAGGACCAGGTAAAACGCCTGTCTACGCTGGTTGCCGCACACATGAGCATGTGTCTGGATGCGGCCTGCGGTGATCTTTTTGTCACGGACGACGTGAAACCCGAAGAAATCCGCCAGGCGTGGGAAAGGTTAGCTGCTGAGGCAATGCGTCTGGATGTGATCCCACCTGCGTTTGAGCAGTTGCGCCGAAAGCGCCGCCGCCGTAAGCATGTGCCCTATGACCTCATTCCGGGATCGCTGGCACGTATGCTTTGCGCGGATTGGTGGTATCGCAAACTGTGGCAGATGCGCTGCGAATGGCGGGAGGAACAACTGCGCGCCGTTTGCCTGGTCAACAAGAAAGCCTCCCCGTATGTCAGCTATGAAGCTGTGATCCATAAGCGTGAACAGCGCCGCAAGTCACTGGAGTTTTTCAAGTCGCACGAGCTGGTAAACACCGACGGCGACACGCTGGATATGGAAGATGTGGTGAACGCCAGCAACAGCAACCCGGCACACCGCCGCAATGAAATGATGGCCTGCGTCAAAGGGCTGGAGCTGGTTGCTGAAATGCGCAGTGACTGCGCAGTGTTCTATACCATCACATGCCCGTCCCGGTTCCACGCTACCCTTAACAACGGCAGGCCAAACCCGAAGTGGACCAGTGAAACAGTCCGGCAGAGCAGTGATTATCTGGTTGATACTTTCGCGGCATTTCGTAAGGCCCTGCACAAGGCCGGGCTGCGCTGGTATGGCGTCCGTGTTGCAGAGCCGCACCATGACGGCACCGTGCACTGGCACCTGCTGTGCTTCATGCGCAAAAAAGAGCGCCGCTCCATTACCGCGCTGCTGCGCAAATTTGCCATCCGCGAAGACCGCGAGGAGCTGGGCAAAAATACCGGGCCGCGCTTCAAGTCTGAGCTGATCAACCCGCGCAAGGGTACGCCGACCAGCTATATCGCCAAATACATCAGCAAGAACATCGACGGGCGTGGGCTGGCTAAAGAAGTTAGCAAGGAAACGGGCAGATCACTGCGTGACAGTGCGGAGCACGTCACCGCCTGGGCGTCACTGCACCGCGTTCAGCAATTCCGTTTCTTTGGCATTCTAGGCCGTCAGGCTTACCGAGAGCTGCGTCTGCTGGCAGGCCAGGCTGGCAGAGCGCAGGGCGATAAAAAAGCAGGTGCGCCGGATCTGGAAAATGCCCGTCTGGATGCCGTGCTGGCGGCTGCGGATGCGGGGTGCTTTGCCACCTACATCATGAAGCAGGGCGGCGTGCTGGTTCCTCGTAAACATCATCTTGTCAGAACGGCATACGAGCTTAACGACGAGCCGAGCGCCTACGGCGATCACGGTATTCGCATTTATGGCATCTGGTCCCCGATTGTTGAGGGCCGAATTTGCACACACGCCATCAAGTGGAAAATGGTTCGGAAGGCTGTTGACGTTCAGGAGGCGACAGCCGACCAGGGCGCTTGCGCCCCTTGGACTCGTGGCAATAACTGTCCCCCTGTTGAAATTTTGAACCAATCAGGGGGCGGATTCTCAGATACCAGAGATCCAGAAGCGCTGCCTGACTTCCATAATCTGAGCGCGAAGGAACGTCGAGAGCTGACGGCAAGACTGAGGCTTGTGATACCGAAGCGGCGGAAAGGGTACAAGCAGGAAATTAACGATAGACAGCGCCAGCAACTCGACGCTGAGCTGAGGTCCAGAGGGTTTGAAGCGAGTGGGGCGGCGGTGGATCTGCTTCTGCGCGGCGGCAGTATCCCATCCGGGGCTGGGCTGCGTATTTTCTACCGCAATCAGCGCCTGCAGGAAGATGACAAGTGGAGGCAGTGGTATTCATGATTAGCTGCTAAAACAGGCAATTACGCCATTTTCTAAGAAACAGCGCATTGAGGTAAAAAAGCGTTTTACAATCGGAAATTTCTTCTATACTGTATTTATAAACAGTTGATATATATACAGTTATTTATCCAGTAGTATCGATAGGAGGGAAGATGCAGGACTATTTTTTGGAGTCGTTGAAGCTCCAGCGCATTGATTTTTTTATCAAGCTTGTAGCGGCTAGTGAGTGTGACGATGAGGAAAAGCGGCTGGCTATCCAGTGGGTTTCTGAGTTAACGGATGAGCTGATGGCGAAAATTCGTGCTCATGAATACAACCGCTCAATGGATCTTCCCAGTTAGCAGTAGGAGCGTTGCTGGCGCAAGAACTGGCTTCTTACGTCAGCAAGGTTGATTTTGTGTTAGGTTTTACTCATGTTTATATTTTTTGATATATATTTATCAAGACTAGATTGATAGCCATTTATCAATTCTTCTACAATTTTGATAATGTCATCAATAGTTTTGTTTTTTTCTGATTCATCTTTTAGCTTCAAAAAAGAAATGTTTAATTTATAATCTTCCATTTTCGTAACAAGCTGATCCAAGTAAATATTAGATGTTGAGCCGGAAATTAATGTAGTACGAGCAGAGATTTTATCTCGGTTTTTGAAATAAAAATAAACCAAATGAACTAAATGTCTTTCGTTTCGTAATGTTATTTTTTTTGACATAGAGACATCTATGGTGCAACCAATCAAATTAGAGGAGCTACTTATTATTTTTTTTGTTTCTTCTAGTGCATTCTCAATTCTATATTCAATGTAATTTCCCATAAGAATGGGAAGCTCATTAAAGGCCTTTCTAATAATGTCTCCGCAAATGTTTTTATATGCCCAGTATATGACGAAATTTAATCTTTGATGCCGATTTGAATCATTATTTTTAATCGGATTTGATATGCCATTTTTTCTTTCTTGAATCATCAGGTTTACATAGCATTCAATGCTGGATCTATATTCATTGTTGAATGTGATTGTAATATAGTGATCCAAGCTATTTATTTGTTCAAATGTTTTTTCAAAGAATGGTTCATTTTCGAAAAAATCATATTTTGTCAATAATGAGTAGAGTTTTTCTTGATTGAATGTTCTACTGTTATCGATCTGTAAGCCAAGAGTTGCAATTGCCAGTTTAACATTTGAGTTAATCCTGTGGCTTAATTGCTCTATGTAGTTATTTCTTTCATCGATATTGATAGTATTTTTATTGAATTCTTGGTCTATATAATTAAGTATGGAAGTTATCAGGTTTATATATTTAATTAGGGTCTGTTTTTTTGTTAGTGAATAATAAAAGGCGCTTGCAATGTTCATATCTATTTTTAATTTTAAACCGCTATCAGAGTCTAACTCTTTTCTTACCTCGTCATAGAGTGAGTCATGTTGCTCAAGTAAAAGCTCAAGCCATTGTTTAAAAGATGTTTTTTTGGTTTCGAGTAATGAGTTGGCTGTGATTTCAACTGCTTTCATGGCAGCCTTAGCACTCGCTCTTGCTTCTAACGCAGCCCATGCTGTTGCCATAAAGGCTAAAGCTGTAGATATACTGCCTATAATAGCTATATTCGAGTTGACATCCTCCCAAAAAATTGCGGTCAATATTCCGATGAATATAAAAAATAATATAGGCATGTTGATTTCGCTTGTCATCTTAAGTAAATCAGAATCATACCTAACCGATTACAAATTTTCAGCAATTTTCATGTCGTATGTTTTCACGATCCAAAAGATGCATTGATGACGAAAGCTAGTTTCCCTCTAACGCTTGTTTGATGTGGTAGGCCTCCCGTTACTGTTGTAAGGCTGAGGGCCGAGCTAATTTTGAGCTGAAGCTGCTCGGTTTATCAGCAGCGCATGTCTATGCTGCATGAGATCGCATGATCGTCTGAGGATCGTTTTTGCTGGGAACCGCCAAGACTGGCATGTTCTTGCTCTTGTCCTGCAGGTGCATGAAAACCACTACCCAAAGTGGGCAGGCGTGGCGGGAATACGAGCGCGCGCTGATAGGTAAGAGGCCATACAGAATCTGTGCTAGGAATGGTAGATCTAATGAAATGTTCGAGGTATAAAATGACAGTGGTTAGTTGTCGTGTATTTGACTATACGTTGTAGTTATGTGGCGCTGAATCGCTTAAATCATTATTAAAACCTACTTGGAGTGAATATGGAAGCTGAACATCCAAAAGTATTCGTATCATATAGTTGGACAACTCCTGAGCATGAAGAGTTTGTTATTAACTTAGCTGAGGATTTAGTAAGTTCAGGTGTCGATGTGATAATTGATAAATGGTGTCTTCGTGATGGCCAAGATTCTTATTCATTCATGGAAAGTATGGTTAATGACAAAAGCATAAGTAAAGTTATGATTATAAGTGACAAAGGATATGCAGAAAAGGCCAACAATAGAAAAGGCGGTGTAGGTACGGAGACTCAGATAATTTCCCCAGAGATTTATTCTTCTGCTGAGCAAACAAAATTTGTCGTTGTAGTTACAGAGAAGGATGAAAATGGTCATTTTTATGTTCCAACATTTTATAAAGGACGGTTGTTCATAGATATGACTGATCCAAGTGCAATGACTGAGGGAGTAGAAAGGATTTTAAGATGGGTGTTTGATAAACCTGTATTTGTTAAGCCTGAGCTTGGAAAGAAACCAGCATTTCTTGATGAGCCCCCAGAAGTTTCTCTTGGAACAACCGCATTTTATAACCGGGCCATGGATGCAATTCGCAATGGTAAGATAACAGCTGCAGGATGTTATGATGAGTACTTGTCTGTTTTAGCAACTAATCTTGAACGCATCAGATTCCGTACTGCTGACCATAGCGAACCTGATGAAGCATTTCTTAAGAATATAGAGTCTTTTATTCCAGCGAGAAACGAATTCGTTAATTTAGTTTGCTCAGCCGCAAGATATAATTTGGGTGCGGATTACTTTAAGAGGCTTCATAAATTTTTCGAGGCTGGTATAAACTACTACTATCCACAGGAGAATGTTGGGACTTATAGTAGCCTGGATTTTGATAATTATAAATTTTTAATTCATGAGCTTTATTTGTATTCTGTTGCTGCGTTGCTCAAGAACGAGCGATTTGAAGAGTGCCTCAACTTGTTTGATGGTTACTATCTGTCTCGTAAATTAGCTAGTGGTAATGACCCTTTGTCTTCGTACGTTGATATTAGGCAGTATGTTGAAATCATTCAATGGCGGAATGATCACAGGGGATTGAGACGGCTTTCGCTTCATGCAGATATACTGAAGGAAAGATGTCATTCTTTGCCAGTTAGTTTTGATGATATAAATCAAGCCGACTTTGTTTGTTATCTTCGCTCAACTATACAAGCTACGGATTATTATTCTTTATGGTGGCCTACGACCTTACTGTATGCTAGGGGATTTTTCCCTTTTGAAATTTTTGCCAAATCCAAATCCAGTAACTATTTTTCCAAAATTAAAGGTCTCTTGGCAATAGAAACAGCTGATAAATTTAAGCAGCATATACATGAATTGGAAAAAAGCGATAGGTTACCAAAATGGGAATTTGATAGGGTTTCTCCATTGAGGCTTAGCAATGCCGATAACATAGCTACAGTCATATGATTGTGAATATGGGGATTGTGTTATCCCCATATTCTAAATACTAGTTGTTTAATTTATATGGCTGGAAAGCTATTATCGAATCTTCTAACCAGCCATTAACTTCTTCCAATCGTTTTTGTAATGGCAAAAGCTCGTTCCGCACAAACACATTAGCCGCCTTCTCCACATCCCCAAACCCCCCAACATTACTCGGCATTATCCCCATCATCTGCGGTGGAACGCGGTGCGCTGCCATAATGTCATCGCGGCTCACGTTCTTGATGTTCAGAAACTAATCCTTTGCCGCCACCTCTGACAGCGGAATGATCTGAATCCCGTCCTTTTTGCCGTTTGGCGAGTACATAAATAGGTTGCGGAAGTTGCCCGGTCCTTTGGCGCTTTTCATGGCCTGGCGGATGTTGTTCACGTCCTCCTGGTTTTGCGCGGCGTCGGTCATGTACATGATGAAGCCTGCGTGGCTGCCGTTGATGTAGTACTTCCGGCGGAACAGTGTAGCGGACTCGTTCAGTAAGGCGGAAGGGATGGCGGACAGGTATTCCGGCAGGCCGTAAATCTCCTGGTTCAAGTCCGGCTCCATCAGGTGGAAGATGCTGCCTTTGGTGAACTCATAGGGCTGCGTGGTCATGCCGTATTGCACAAACCAGTAAGTGTCGAGGTCGATCCCTCTGCGGGTATATTTCGCCAGTGATGGCTCCAGCGACAGAATGCCTCCCAACCGGTTCGTACGTTTTTCCAGATAGGCGTTACGGAACACCAGATAGTCCTGCACGAAGCGGCTGAATGCCTGCTGGCTCAGCAACGGGTGCGGGATAAACGTGCTGGTCAGGATGTTGCGTTTAACGGCTATCGGTGAGCTGTGATGCACGGCTGTCCGTTGCCGGGCCAACGGGAGCTTATGAATTTCACGCCAGAAGTGCGGACGGGCGCGTGGCTGATGCCAGTGCAACCAGTCCGGCGCCAGCTGAGGTGGTGATTACCGTGCTGAGCCGTGAGGGTGACGGTACGGCAGCGGCTGAGCTGCTGGCGGTGGTAGAGCAGACGCTTAACAGCGAAAGCGTGCGCCCGGTGGCAGACCGCCTGACGGTGCGCAGCGCAGAAATTATTCCATACCGTGTCGATGCAACTATTTTCCTTTATCCCGGGCCGGAAGCTGAGCCGGTGATGGCAGCAGCTAAAGCCAGTCTGCAGAAATACATCGCCAGCCAGACACGGCTGGGACGTGATATCCGGCGCAGCGCCATTTATGCCGCGCTGCACGTTGAGGGTGTCCAGCGTGTGGAGCTGGCCTCACCGCTGGATGATGTGGTGCTGGACAAGACGCAGGCTGCGTCCTGTACGGAATGGAGCGTAACAAACGGGGGCACGGATGAATAGCCTGCTCCCGCCAGGCTCATCGCCGCTTGAACGCAGACTGGCGCTGACGTGCAGCGGGATTTCAGATCTGCAAGTATCACTGCGTGACTTATGGAACCCGGCAACGTGTCCGGTCAGATTCCTGCCGTATCTGGCCTGGGCATTTTCTGTGGACCGCTGGGATGAAAGCTGGGCGGAGAGCGTCAAGCGCCGGGTAGTGCAGGATGCTTTCTATATCCATCAGCGCAAAGGGACAACCAGCGCCGTGCGGCGCGTTGTAGAGCCGTTCGGCTTCCTGATCCGCATCATTGAATGGTGGCAGACCGGTGAAACCCCGGGCACGTTTCGCCTGGATATTGGCGTACAGGACCAGGGCATTACGGAAGAAACCTATCTGGAGCTGGAGCGGCTGATTAGTGATGCCAAACCGTGCAGCCGTCACCTGGTGGGCATGTCCATCAACCTGCAGACCAGCGGCGATCTGTGGGTAGGTGCTGCCACCTATACCGGCGAAGAAATCACGATTTATCCGTACATCAACGAAACCATTATTTCCGGCGGCACCGCTTACGAGGGCGGCGCGGTCCATGTTATTGACACTGTGAGAGTGAACCCATGAGCGCAAAATTTTATACCCTCCTGACAGAGATCGGCGCGGCAAAACTGGCAAGCGCAGCCGCGCTTGGTGTCCCGCTGAAAATTACTAAGATGGCTGTGGGCGATGGCGGCGGGGTGCTGCCGACCCCGGATGCAAAGCAGACGGCCCTGGCTAACGAAAAACGCCGGGCT